TGAATAGCTGTTTGCTACGGCATCTCTCTCCTGAAAATTTGCATTCAAATTAAGGTCCCTTACATTTAAGGAGATACCTTTCTTTTTTTGCTTTTGTTTACGAACGTTTGTTTGAGACTTATTCGCTTGTCTTTTTGTGTTGGAAGCTTTGGTGCTTGCCTTCCCCCTTTGAGAAAACATCGGGTCCCCTTCTCAGTAGCTGGATTAAGAAGCCAGCTGGGCGACTATGCTCGATTTAATAGTAAATCGCTGATTCGTTTCATTCCGAATTCTTACGCTATTGACCCACCTTTTGTAGTCTGTTGGCATTTATACACTAAACAGTGTAACTTAGCTCACTCCTTAACGTGATTTAGGTGTTTATATTAAATGACCGAAAAAGTATTGTTACTGATATTTGTACAATACTAACTTTATGTCATATTACAAAAGATTGTAGAGTTGTCTCTTCTTGACCAAGCTGCATTATCAGATGATAGAGTTGTCATCAAGAAGCCAAGCTGCAATACAAAGCGTGGATTCTCACCACGTCACAAAAGTAATACTATAATTACTTGACATCAGGCTCAATATATAAAGATATATATAATAACCTGCTGAGAATAATGTTTTACACAAAGGAAGTTAACAAACTTCAGTGTAGACGAATTTCTAGTAATCGTCATCAGGTACAGTGAGATCAAATGACCTCATAAATTCCTCAAAAAGGATCTCTTCTTGACTTTGAATATAAGTCAACCCTCGACGATCCTTCCTTTTTTTGAAAATCTTAAGCTCTTGATATAAATGCACATTATCAAGACTAATAAGGTTATATTTTTTATTACCTTCTACGACTCTATTGTAAAGTTTACCTTCACGATAGTAAGTAGAATGTTCACCAGATTCACAAGGAACTGCAAATCTTTTAAAATATAAACCTTTAAAGAGGTACTTTAAACACTCTTTTTCGATTTTCCCTGTATAAGGAATGTACCAATTAGGATCATGGTGTTCACTATCGAACTCCTCACAATCGGGTAGCATCGGGCAATCGCTTAGTTGTGCTTTAAGATATACTTTCTTACGTATATCACCCCAATTTTCAAGATCCTCATCTTTTTCCATACCAATAGGTTGGAATGGCGCCTTTAAAAGGTCGTCAGCATACCATGCTTTTCTTAAGCCATATGCAATAATCCTTTGACGGTCGGTAACAAGTACAAAGTTACCTTTTTTTGGTTTGTCGTGTTCACCTTTGAACTCGACACCATCCGGTAATTTCATACCGAGACCGCCCATCGTACGTGGAAGATACCAATTTAACTGTGTACCATCATACATTTTTGAAGATTTGATAAGTTTTTCTTTTTTATAAAAACGAAAACGCAAATCTGCACGTATAGGATTAATAGCACCATGGAGTGCTGATTGATGTAAGCAATGGACAGGTTTATTACAACCTTCCTTATCACTAGCTACTTTACTCTGTCCAAGTAACATACCAACATTAAAAAATGGTATATATTTAGTTACTTTACTACTCTCCTGATAAAAGAGGGCAGAATTGACAGTACCATATTTACAATGTAAAAAGTTTTTCCCAGGGCTAGGTGTTAACCCAGCTTCTGGAAGTAAGTTTAACCAATTTTGGTATTCTACTTTATTACATTTAAACATGATATCGTCACCGTTGATCATAACATTTAGTTTTCTAAAGTCTTTGATCTTCGGACAGACAGCAATCCAATAAGTTATCATATTAATAATACACAATATTGG